GAAAACAGGGAACGTCATGAGATACAGGTGGGTATCAATCCGATGGGAAGTGACTGGACGTCACTACATCAGAAACTCAGAGAGAACTCGCCATTTGTTATAGCGGGAGATTTCGGTAATTACGATAGGGGAAACCCAGCCGAAAATCTTGAATGCTCTGGGAATGTCATCAATCGTATTTACAACGATTCAGAGACTAATCAGAAGATTAGACATATCTTAATGACTACAGCATATACCCACCTTTCATTGGTGGATAATTTTGTAGTTGTTGTAGATAAGGGTCTACCTTCGGGTTACCCTCTGACATCTGTTGTGAATTCAGTTAATAATGATATATATAAATATATGGCGTGGTTGCATTTGGCACCACAAGAATATAAATCATTAGATAACTGCGACAAGTTGACTACTTCAGCATATTATGGAGACGATCATCTCCATAGCGTTAAACAAGAGGCGTTAGAATTCTTCAATCTTCGTACGCTTGGGAAATTCTTTTCAGAAAGTGGTATTAAGTACACTGATGAACACAAGAATGACTGGCGAGAAGCTGAAGAATATAGCACTCTGGATAAAGTGTCTTTCTTAAAGAGGGGCTTTGTAGAGGATAAGAGTGGTTTTGTTTTATCACCACTTAGTAAAGAAACCATAGAAGGTCGATATCTCATGTGGATGAAATCACCTAATGTGGAAGAATACGAAATCCTTACAGAGTTAATTCAAAACTCTTTGAGAGATGCTATGATGTGGGGTCCAGAATACTTCGATGAGCAGAATATGTCTATTTTAAAGGCACTTCAGTCCGTCGGATGTTCAGACATCATGCCGATACTATCCTATCGCAGCGAATACGATCGTTGGATAAGGATATGCAGTGGGGAACTATTAGATAGTACCTCGTATATTTCAGGTCAAAATTTTGGTTTGTAACCAAGTTTTGGTAACAGTGTCCCATTGGGGATAATCTTTCGTTTGAGTCAAGCGCAGTGCGTAGGCGAGAAGGGTTAGAGGGTCACTTTAAAATAAT